TAAGGCTCTGTTCTTTCTTGTTCAATAAATTCACTCGGTTCTAATTCTTGCATCCATTCAATTGACGAGGATTCAACTTCTGATTCTGAAATAAACCAGTCGCCGTTAATGTCTTGTACAGGGTTGTAATTCCAATTAGGGGCTATTTCAGCCCCTCTAATGAAGTCTGCTTGTTCGGTTGTAATTGGGTACATCATATCACTCCTAGTGCTGTTAAGTATGTATTTACTCTTGTGCTTATCTGCTTTACTGTTGCATCACTAAATGCCACCCCTGCCAACATAGCGAATGATATCACTTGAGGTGCATAAAATGCAATAGTGCCGTTGTTGTTCAATGCTCCTAATGTAAATTCAACAGTCGCAGGAGTGTAGGCTGATGTTAATGCTGTTCCAATAGATGTGCCATCAATATATCCCTCATTTGCCCCTGCGCCTGAAACTAAAGACCTCCTAGAATGAAAAAAGCCTTTTTGATTTGAAGCAAAATTGTCAATAGTAGCATTTGATATCTGCATATTTTTAGCTGTTCCAAGATTTAGCCACATCCTACTAGATGAGGCAGGTTGAAAGACACCCATTATATTATTTGTACCTGATGCGGTTGCCGTGTTGTTGTATATTCCAAAATACTGAGCAGAAGAAGTGCCGTTTACCGATGGTATCCAAAACGTTTGAGCATATCCATTTGTTCCGTTTCCATTGAATCCAATGTCGTTATATGTCCAACCTCCATTAAATGTAAGTCTAAATGAAGCATCTAAATCTTGGGGATCAATAAAGTTGAATTTCTTTTGTATTTGGGTATCTCCGACATTGATGTACATAGCATCAATAGAGCCATACCACCCATCGTCTTTTGCGCCTGTGATAAACTCACAAACGATGTTTTTAAGTTCAGAATACGTAAGGCTTCGTGAAGTTAGGTAACTCGCTAAATTTGCCTCACTAAATTCAGCTTTGGCAAAGTATGCTGTTACATCTGCATCAATGCAACCAGAAGCCTCAACTCTAAAGAAATTGTTTATCCTGCTCATTAATATGTGCCTGTTAGTTCAATCGTTCCTTCTGCATCAGGTACGATGTTAAGTGTGTCTGTGTTAACTAAAGTAATCGGCAATGTTTCAGCACCGCCGTTTTTTAGATAAGTAGCACTTGCCATGCCTCCGCTAAATGCAGCACTTGTATAAACCCCTGCTGAATTTGCAGTAATGGTAATTGTATAGTCTAATGTTGCGCCGGTATCGAATAGAACATTGATAAATACATCTTGCTCTAATGCCGGTACTATCCACTCCCCTGCGACCTCGCTTCCAACCGATGTTCCTGCCGTGTCTTTTACAATTATATCCTCAGTTCCTCCGCTTACAACATCGCTAAATGCAGTTGAATTAATCTCTATATCTCCATTGGGAGCAACGATTGTACTTGCATCAGTAGCCTCAACATTTGTAGTTGATATTAGAGTTGCATCTTCGTCATTCAATGTGATTACACTATCTGAAACAATATAATCAATAGACTCGTTACTTTTTGGATTCTCCGTTGCTATTGTTGCGCCTCCGCTTTGCTTGATTACAACCTGACCATCAGGTGCTTCAATATCTTCGCTCGCTCCCGAGTCAATTGAACCCGCGCTAATGGTATCCCCGCCAGAGTCCTTTAGCACATATTCGGCAGGAGCACATGTAATCGGATCAGGTATCTTTATTATTCCCCCCTCGTCAACACCAACATCTGAACCGTTGAAATACTGCACCGGTACGTTAAACGTTCCTCCTGAGTCTCCATTGCCAAAGAAAACTCCGTTTACATTAACCGCACATGGACCACATATCACACTGCATGCAACGGTTTCAATTGGAGCTCCTGGGTCATACGGCACTACTATGGTATCCCCGTTGCCGTCAATCACCGTAACATTACCCAATACAAATGAATCACCCGTGTCATCAGTTAGCGTGTAAAGTGGCTTCTCGTCTGAGTTAAATAGAATCACTTGGAATTCACAGTCGCAAGGTGGGTAAGGTTCGTTATAATTGTAATACCCATTTAAACTCCACACATAACCCCTATCGGTACAAGCAATTTTTACCGCCGTGTCACTTCCTCCAAGTGGAACTAGCGGAGACTTCAACTCGTCCTCAACTGCAGTAACTACAAATGATATTCGACTTACCGCAGCATGGTCAACATCGTTGACCAATTCGCCTTTGCTAGATCTAAATGTCTGTATTGATGAAACCTTTCGATTAATGATAGTCCCTGGCACAAATCCAACTGTCGCATATTGAGTAGACATTAATATTTGCCTGATCACACCAGCTAATCTAGTTGACCTATACCTTGCTAATTCGTCTCCATTTTGCGAATCACTACTATCGGCCCTTGAATATACCTCTATATTATAAGTATAAACGCCGTCACTAGATACCCTCGATTCGTTCTGATAGTCACCAACATCGAATAAGACATTTACGGTGCAACATGGGCTTAACTCTGCTGCTGAATAAGGTATGACCCTTTCCATCCAAACATTAACATCTAATTCAGTGACTAGAGGGGACAATGTTGACTGAACCGCCAACTCTACACCTAATATCTCAACAATATTCTGTCTTATCTTTTCATAGGCTTGTTCTCCTATTAAGTCCGTAATCCGTGAGTCCATTAGCTGCTACCTGTTTCTGAAAAATTACCTAAAATACAAACTATCATTCCCACTGTTTGGTCTGGCCATGCTTCATCAATCATGTAAGTTTGCATCATATCATTAGAATCCATTACAGACACTTTATGCCTTTTCAAATCAACTTTATTCTCGTCATTTCTAACGGGGTAATATTGTTCAATCAAAAGTTTCTCGCTCACAGAAATATGGGCATTCGGTACATTTACTTTCATGCCCGACTCATCCCATTGAACGCTATGCTTGGTGTGCAATCCGTTAACCGTTACTATCTCTCCAGTTGGAGATTCAAATATAATCGCAACGCCGAATCCGTTTAGGTCTGAGGACAATCGCCTCCAATCCTCTTGAGCTCTTTTGATTAATGACATAGTTGTTTTTTATAAAAAAAGGTGACATCACTGCCACCTCCCTATACACCATAACTCACATGAAAAAACTTATTTACTTCTTTTGCGGGTTGAGCGTTTTTTTGATTCAGGCTTAGTAATTACCTTAACTAACTCTATTACTGGCTTAGACGGAGGTAGTTGTTTTGGATTTTCAGTCTCAATAAGCTTGATGTAGCCCCCTTTTAATAGAGACTCTATTGCCCCTTGAGGAAAGTCGCTTTCGCTTGTTAAGTCCCCTGCGGAGAATATCCTTTTGCCTTTTCCTGATACGCTTAATGCTATTACCTTGTACATATTTAAAGTATTATGGGGCGGAAATAATTATTTCCGCCCCTAATTATTATGCTAATACTTGAGTCGTATAAACTTGGTCTACTGCCGTGATTATCGGAATTCCCGCTGACTTCATCTCGATAAGGTCAGTCGCCTTTCTCTCATCGGTAAAGTTCTGGATTAAGTAATCCGTTGGCGTTGGCTGCGATGAACCACCTATCAATCTTGGCACTGCCGCAAAGCTCATGTCAAATTTAGGCGTTTCTGGCATTACAATGATTTTCTTAGGCTCAATGTAAGGAGTACTCGTGCCCCCTGAATTGTCATAATACTCACCATAAGTCCAAAGTCTAAAGATGTAATCACCCGCAGAAATATAACCATGAGACGTACCTCCGACTGAATTTCTCTGAGGCTCACGAATACTCATAGTGTCTATTCTAAGAACATCACCCGCCTCATTGATAGTGGCATTGTTGTCAAATGCCGCCTTAACGTCAGATGACATAATCACATTGAAAATGCTTCCTTGTGACTTTCCGTTTTTACGTAACCAAATAGCTGCGTCTTGAAGCTGTTGTCTTGGGTCATTCGTTCCCGTTGCCCATGTTGAACCAGACGCGTCAACTAATGAACCCGCTTTACGCTTAAAGTCCACATTGTCGCCTGAATCCACTGTTACAATTCCAGTCAATAAAGCCTGAGCGCACATCAACTCGTAACGTCTCTCAATCTTATCGCGCATAATCATCGTATTCTCAGCAGTCTCAGCTGCCAACGATGCGATGACCCCTTCGTCAATTCCACTTGTTCCAAATGCTCTGTCGTATAGGTCTGACTCAGTCATATCCAAATACTCCACAAAGTAAGGAGGGTCAAATGTCTTTTGAGTAGAACGCCCGAAAGCATTCCTATTTCCATCACTGCCTCTTAACACATCGGATGCAATCTTTTCAGTCCCTCTTTGAACTTCAATAGATACATATCTCGAATTGCTAAGTTTACTTGGGAAAAACGACCTCAAAAAAGATGTCGATTTCGGCATTTCCTTATATGTCGCTAGTAGCGATTGAGTAAAAGCTACTCTTGCCTGATTTGCTGGTATCATTTTCTTTTTTGGTTTTATTGGTTGTCGTAACCGGTTAATTGATCGTCCCCTACTAGCTTGATGCCAACAGTATCAGAACCTATTCTGTCCATAAGTCTCCTGCCCGAAACAACTGTTTCAAGCGTGTCCGAACCGTCGAACACAATTTTATCCGCAACAACGTCTCCAGCAACCACGATTGTGATCACATCCGTTGCCCCTGCTTCTACAATCGTATCAGCTAAAAGTACTCCGACCGGGAACTGAGACCCGTCAGACGCGCCGCTTTTCAATGGAATTAAAAGCCCACTTGCGGAAATACGCCCCATAAGAGTAGCTTTTAATATGGTAACATCGTCATAAGTCGAATTTGTATTGTTGCCCGTTTCTGTGCGCGCATTCCAAACGAAGGTCTTTGACCTGTCGAAATTGGTAATTAATGGATTTGCCATTTCTTAAATCAAATTATGCAATTGCGACCCCTACCTTAGATAAGGCGAGTTCGTTAATGCGTTTATTTCTTGCTTCGACTTCTTTAGCCTGCTTTTGTTCTTCGGTTTCGGGCGCGTCGGTCTTAATCTTCTTGTTCGTGTCTGCATCTGCTTCACCTACAATAGATGCTTGCATAGCTTTGCGAGAAAACTCAGCCATTTCGGTCTGGGAAAGATTCTTGCCCGCCTTAATTCCTTCGGATACGGCTTTCGTATCTACGTCCACGAACGCCATGAACGCTCCAACCCTGTCGCGCTCTTGTTCGACACCGCTATTAACGATGGCGGCATACACATCTGGGTGCTCTGCCTTCACTTGTTCTATATTCATAGGTTTAATTATTTCTTTTTTGGGGACTTCGACTACTGCCGTTGCCATTGCCGCAACTCTTAAGTTTAGCGGGTGCGCCTTTTGGTCTTTTTCGCTAAAGGCAAAATCATAATTCGCCTTTATCTTCTTAGCCGCGCTCGGCTCTAATGTTACAATCTTATGTACTAATCCTAGTTGCTTTGCTTGCTTTGCCGATAACGTTACGTCGATGCGCTCCTTTGGGTCAAACATCTTAGCGATAGATACGCCTGTAATCTTCTCGAATTTAGCGGAGTCTAACTTAGCCTCCATCTTCTTACGCATTTTATCGTTTACAGAATCTAGCCAAACTTGCTCGGATTCGTCCGAAATATACATGCTCATTCGATGGAACATAAACTCCGAAACATCTAGTGCCTCTACCCTACTGCAGAAAAGCAACATAAATGCTGCCATTGATGCCGCCATTCCATCAACCTTCATAGTGATATTGCCCTCGTACTCTTGCATTTTAGCAATCATGCCATAGCCAGCGAATACATCGCCGCCGCTAGAGTTTAGCCTAACAGACAAATCTTCGCCGTCAGCTTCTTCTAAGCCCGCAATGAACTCCTCAGCCGTAAAACTATAAAAACCTCCGTAAAGCAACATTTCCATAATGCCGTAAAGATAAATTTGTATTTTTACAATTAATATATTTGTCCCACCTAAACAAGCTCATGGCAAACGAAATTAGAGTCCGTAAATGCGATATCAAATTATGTCAAAACATAGCAACTATCGCAGCTAATAAAAATATATCAATCTCAGCACTGCTTAAGCCCGTGCTTAAACAATACGTAGAAGCGCAACCCGAAGTCTATAAGCAGCCCATAAGAACCGATTTAGACGAATAGTTATTGAGCCCCTTGACCCTCGGAGGTTGTCGTCTCGCCTTTGCCTGACGAAGCTGGTAGACCTAGTTTCTCTGACGCCTTTAATTCAGATGCGTATTGTTTGATAATACTATCCGAATCACCCGTGTCTAGTTTTTCACAAGCCTCCTCGACCGTGGTTAATGGTATGTTATTAGCCGTGTCACCTAGTTTAGCGCGTTCTGCAAGAACCTCTTTTAGTGGATCAATGTGAGGAACTTGGTCACCTACAAACCTTGCACTCTGGTAACAGTCAATAACAGTCTTGTTTTTATGAATGTATGCGGCAACATAACCTGGCGCACTTACCTTATCAGAAAACACCTCCATAAATAGCCAAGACGAATAGACCTTCGAGTAAAATTGCTCGGCAAAATCCCGCCTCTCTACTTTCAATGTATGCTCCCAATCTTTTAATGCCGCCCTTGATGCTGAAAAATTGCTGTTATATAGCGACTTCGCTACATCTGGCGGAATACATAAAGCAGCACAAACGATATTAAAATTCGTATCATAAAAATCTTTAAAATATAAATCATTTTTCGATTCTAGTGAGACAATCTCACTTCCGTTAGGCATGTTAAATGTCTGCTTGTTTGTCGTAGCCGAAATCGTATTGGCTAATTCCTTGCCGTCATCGCTTATTGGCAGCTTGCCGTCAGCGGATTCATTATACCCATACCCGCTGAATGCTTTTACCATGCCGTCAGTTAATGGGTTTTCCCCTGTTGACCCTAGCTCGTGCTTGACGAAATAAGGTATCTTGGCCCTTTCTTCGGCTGACCCTACGGTGGCCTCTTTATACCTATCCATTTTTGATAGCGTCTCCAACACCACCGCAATCAAAGGGATGCCCCTAACGTCGTCAGGTCGGTATTGGCTGCCATAAACCAAAAACGCGACCTCTTGGCCTCTGCTAGTATATGCTGGTAGCCTTTCTGTCTCGTAAGTCATGTTAGTATTAGACTTCCTTACGTGGTATGCTAAATGCTTGCCGTTTGAATCTACCTCGACGCCATATTTGATACTGTCACTAAGGCCTTTGCCCAATGGAGTAACCACGTTACCGCCGTCTATCAATTGGATTTTCATTCCCTTCTTCGTGAATTTTATCCTAACTAATACGTCTCCTCCAATAATTGCGCTTTTCTTAACCTCTCTTGCGATAGTATTCAAACTCATTCTATCGTTTACACTAACAGACCTTGAGTTACTGAATAATTCCCACCTACGCTCAACACTCTCATTGAACTTTTCTGAGTCTAATTCAACACCCTCATCGCTTAATATTTTTACTTTAGGCTCGGACTGCAACCTCAATCCTGTGCCAACAACCCACATGACGAACTTCTTTATTATCGTGTGAGTGATATCGCTTTCAATATAACTTTGCCATGACCTAGTTCTAAGCCTGTCGAAGTCCATCCAATATTGACGCGGTGCGCCCATCTCGCCTAGATTCTTTTCGCCGTCATAACCTAAAGCAATTGAGAACTGAATAGTGCCATAATTAATTGCCCGTTCTGCTTTTACCTCTAATGGGGTGCGGGTGTCTTTTACAGGCTGTACGTCGAGCCATGATTTTACCCTGTCTTTTAGTGTCATTGATTTCCTGTAAAGTTGCGTGTGTCAACTAACCTTATTCTGCGCCCGTTGAGCCGATTTATATACATTTGCAATAGCTTCTCAAATGCCAATATTGAATTGGCTACTTGGTCAGGAGAACGGTACATCGTCTTAATCTTGGTTTGACCGTCATCTAAGGAGTACTCAGATACGTCAGCCGTTGCCGCCGCAGTTAGTGCTTGGGTTTCTAGTGCCGTGATTACGTTGCCTATGGCTGTAATCTTTTCCCGCAAAGATGTTTTCGACTGAATATAAATTGCCGCCGAATCATAATAAACCCCGTCTGCCATTTTTGATATATTTACGGGCAAATATAATTATTTAAAGCAAAATATATTAATTTCGTCCCACATGAATATAGCTATCATAATTCCTGACAGAAATGACCGACCCGAATTTACTATGCATTGCCTTAGTATGATGGAGCGGCAAACGCTAAAGCCAACTCAGGTAATCCACGTAAACCATAAGCCGAAATCAAAGAGACCCGACCTGTCAGAAAGATATCAACTCGGATACTCCTTAGTAGCAAAAGACATTGACCTAGTTGCGTTTATTGAGAATGACGACTGGTATTCAGATACATACTTGCAAGACTCAGCGGCTTTTTGGCAGCAGTCAGGGAATCCCGATTTATTCGGCAGGAATCTAACTAAGTACTACAACATTGGTCTTTGCGGCCACTTTGATATGAAGCACTCAAACAGGTCTAGCGCAATGAATACACTAATTAAACCCCGACTTAATATATCTTGGCCCGTTGGTCATGAGGTTTATACAGACCTTCATCTATGGTACAATCAGCCCAATATAAAAAAACTGATTATAGAACAACCGCTAAACTGCATAGGTATTAAACATGGCATAGGTTTATGCGGAGGCAAGAACCATGTAAACCACTTGGATAGGTTCGTTAATAAAGACCCAAATATGAATTATCTCGCATCTATCGTAGATGAAGATTCAATAAACTTTTATAAATTACTACATGAACGTTTACACCGTTAATACTGATGTCGTTGGAGGTAGATTTGGCAAGCACTACCAAAGAGGCGAAGTGGTTTCCTCTGATAAATTTCAGCCCGGCATAGCAAAAGAACTACACATAAAAGGAATGCTAATATTGAAATCTGAAATGCCAGACAGAGTTACAAAGTCAATTAAAGCAGAAACTAGACCGACTCACGTAAGCTCGCATAATGTAGAATTTGGATATGAGCTTATCTCAGCTTTGCCTTACGCATACCACCTACACCATCAAAATAAGCTAAAATCAACAACATCTGCCATTGATACCGAGTGCCTATACTACTTTTCACCAAACCATACTATAGATAGAACGCCCCGAAATTGGGACAATATGAAGCGAGCGGGCTCTACTCCAAATATCAGAATACACCAAGATAATTTAGATTGGTCCGTTTGGAGTCCGCCGCCATTAAAAGAACAATACAATAATGACCGATTCAAATGGGGCAAGCCGACGATTTGTATTTGTAATCGAATAAATGTAGAGTGGGGAAAAGGAGTCATTAACTACTTTGACGAAGATACCCTCGACCGATTGTTCAGCGAGCTTTCAGGAGATTATCATATTGTTTACTTTAACATCGAAGGAAGGCCAGAATTTTATGACGGAGTTAGACCCGTCGCAATTAACGATGTCGAGATTTGCCGGAAACATGGCGTAACTATCATTCATGATCTTGTGAACGATAACCGCGATTTGTCTTTTAACACAATTCAACTTATGGTCATGGCTAACTGCGATAAGTTTATAACCATGAATGGAGGATATGGGATATTGGCTTCATACATGGGAGGCACAAATATAATCTACTCCAAAGAATGTAAAGAAATAACCCCGCAAGTCAATAGCTTCTATCGGTGGTATCATAAGTTAGGTGGCAGCAGGATTATACATGTAGATAATTACGAGTCGCTAATGATGCAAGTTGACGTTCAATTCGTTTCTGAAATGCCATTGATTAACATATTAATAAGGACTCATAGCCGACCTAATTATTTTGCTTTGGCAATGAAATCAATAACCGAACAAACATACCCAAATATCAGGGTTTTTGTAGGGTTTCATAGCTATCAATCAGACCGATATCTAATACCCCATAAAGTTACGCCAGTGCCTTATGATAAATTCGACAAGCGAATTGACAGAAAACAAGATATTGACAATTTTGGGAATCCGTTCCCTATGAACCACTATCTGAATATACTTTGCGGCGAAGTTCAGCATGGACATGTCATATTGCTAGATGACGATGATAGATTTACCGATAAAAGTGCCGTGATGGAGATAGCCTCCAGACTGCGAAATAAAATGACCATGGTATGCTGGCGAATTAACGCAATGGGTAGAATAATCCCGTCAGATATAAATTGGAAGGGAGAGCCAAAGCCCCGTGATATTTCGGGGATTTCATTCTGCTTGCCAGCCTCCGTGATTAAGTCTCACAACTTCGAACCGTATCGGCTCGGAGATTTTAGGTTAGCTAAGTTTGCTTGGAGAAAGACAAATATTGTTTTTGACGATAAGCTATACACCGAGATGATATCAGATAAATGCAATATGGGTAGAGGTAATGATTTGTAAGTTACATCTCCGAATGAAAAACTGAACGTTGGTATAGCCTGATAGACAATATTGTCTGAGTACAAAGGCTTAATCTCAACCTTTTAAACTTCTTTTATCAAATCTCCAAACGGGTACTTTCCTTTGTCGTATGTAAATTTGTGCATTAGTCGTTTTTAGGCAATTTGACTTTCTCAACTTTGCTTGCTTCAATTGTAGCAGACGATGACTGACCCGCAGATGTAGTCGGCGCAATAATCCCTGGCGTTGGAGTCGGCCCGACAGTTGCAGTGGTGATGTGAGTATGAGCATTATATGCCGTAACAAGGGCGTTAAAGTCGCTTTTTAGCTCATTATACCCTTTTTCTAACTCCGAATACCTAACCGCATTATCGTCTTTTCCGTTTAATTCTAAATCCCCTGCATCAGTTAAATACATGTAAGCAATTTCATCCCCGCTGGAGACTTTAGAATATAATCTAATCTCGCCGTCTTTGGCAATTCGATTGCCTTGAACATATCCCAATATTACCGACACCCCTTTTTCAGAAGTATCAGACCTAACGGCAATAGCGTCCTTTCTTGGGCGACTATCAATACCAGACGGGCTTAACTCCCTAGACTCTTGAACGTCATTTAGACCGAATCCCAAGTGCTTTACAAAACGCTGAGACTCCTTTATTACACTCGATATTACTTTTATGAAGATGCTCATCTATTCGAATATATTTACAACTTTTTGACCGTTATGACTCTCGGGCAATACACACTTAATCTCAGAGGTTTGCCGTTCTTGATTTCCCGTTAACGTAACTTCCTCAATGAACCACTTCGTAACATTTGGTAATCCAATCTCTTTATTCTGCACCGAAATAATCGTGTTTGGTTGCAATAACACCCCGTCATAAGTCCATGAGCTAAAGCGAATTAATAAAACTATCTGGCTTACCTCATTAGAGAGCTCCTTTTTTGCAACGCTAGATGTACTGTTATCAGTGCCGCTACTCTGAATGATTGTCTTGGGCCTAAACTTAGATACGAAAGGATTGGATATTGTTGACTGACCGGCATTACCTCCACTTGCGCCCGCCTGCTTTAACACCGTAATTTCTGAGTGCATAGATTGACCGGGAAAACTTAGCGACATTCCCAATATACCGAGCCCGCCACTTTCAATTTGAAAAACAGGGTTGCTTTTTGCCGCCGCCCGTGTAAGTAAAAGATTCCCGCTAGAGTCGTGGCTTAAAATTATATTCCTTTGACTAGCCAATTGAGCTAAATACGCTTTTATAGTCTGCTTTGGGTCTGCCGCGCTAGTATCAATAGCCGTATTTGACGAACTGAGAACGTCAGAACTAATAACTACATCTATCCCAAATGGGCGGCACAAGTCCCTGCATATATTCGATAAAGACTTGCCGTTAGTTTGAAGTGGATAGCTTGACGTAGGGATTTGACAATCTTCTAGAACGCCGGGCTTCGAATACCCCGAAATCTGAGACAAAACTTTCTGAGGCTCATCCCCGTGTGAATAGTTCAAGATAGTACCCGTTATTATAGGATTACCCTCGAACAATACTATCGCATCGGTGTAACTGCCGAAGGCATTTAATTCAGATAACTCTAGAGAGTCTGGGCCATACCAATAAACAAAGCTGAATGTAGACGCTACTGAGTCATATTTTAATTGAATCGAAACATCATTAAATCGGTCGATGTTTTTGCCCGATACTTTTAATTCAATCATTGCACATAGTATGTAAATGAAGAACCCGAATTAATTCCCAATACTGAACTTAGTCCGTAGTCATTAGCTTCCATAACTAGCTCAATACCATTCTCTAAATCACCATAATAGATGTGAGCTAGTTCAATTATATTAGTATCATTGGGCAAGAATATCGTCCTTTCCTGTGATGCCGATAGAGCAATTGAAAATAAATTAGATACAGTAAAGTCAACTAAATAAGTAAGCGACGATATAAATTCGAAATCGGGAATGTAGGAATCCGTGTTACCGTTGTTATCGGTTTGAATCGCGTCGAGCTCCACGATCAATAAATTATATTGGTCTACGATAACCTCGATTACGCTTACAACCGAATTAACGGATGTGTAATTTCCAGCAATAGGATTGCTGGCTGCTACACATAAAGCCGCAACTAAACCGCCCGCAGAATTTTCAAGTAATATTTTCTCCTCCACCGAATCAATGGAGTCGGTGCTCCCAAATATCGTCTCTATCTGGTTTCTTAACGCCCCTAGCCTTGTTTTTACATTGTTTTTAAATCTAGCAGGAGCTAAAAGTAATGCCTGAGCCTGAGTTATCGCCGTCGCTGGCCCTGTGGTTACGTTTAATGCTGCAGCATTAGCCGAATTGAATAAGTTGGTGTAATTTTCCGCGCCCTCAATAGGTGCTATTTGACTACCTGAATTAAAGTATGTATTGTTATTCGTCTGTAAAGCTGCAGCATTTGCCGGCTTCTGAACGAATGCATCTGCTCCGTTTTCAAACGCCGCCTCCTGTAATAAATCTACTTGATCAACGGGTGATATTACTGCGACTAATCCAGCTTGCTCATTGGTTTCTATTATAGTCCCTGATATCTTCGTGGAATTATACTCCCTGTCGTCGAAAGTCAATCCTAGTGGCTGAACAGTCAGTCGGCCATACAAAGGATGCTCAACTATCCATGGTCTCGGGTCGGATGCAGATGCGTCAAAAGCGTTGGACTGGTCTAAGTTGTTTTCTCCCTGAAATACTATCTCAAGTGAAAATCTTCTTCCTTTCTGTAATCGTCTGTCTATGAATGTACCCTCTAAATTTGGGAAGTTAAACTCAGCTAGATTATACTCCCTTTGCTTGTCTAGCCTAACGTAAAGCGGGGAGAATTGAACCCCGTCGCCGCACGTTATAATCATTTTGTCCGTTGATTTGCTTACCCAACTCATCTTAAATAACGCTCTAGTTGCTTTTGTGCTTCTTTTATAAAGATACTATTCATTTGCTTAGAACTCTCAAAAGTTGCCCTTTTCATGAATCCCGTCGCAGTTACTTTCTTCGTTCCCTTGCTCTTGTAGGAGTATAAAGGAGTCCGCTTAATTTTTATCTTGCCCGTTCGCATATTGCTGGAAATTTGGTCAATCCTAGACAGTGTATGACTACCCCCTTTATTATTCCCTAAAACAAAAGCGTCATCGCCATACATAGACTTAGCCATTATTGCCGCCCTAACATACCTTTGCTTCTTGTTCCTAACGCGTTTGCCTCCACCTTTTGGACGTCCATAAGCCTTTATGATTTTGCCCCCTAATTCGCTAATCTTAGGAACTGACTTCTTGACTTTCTTGCCTCTGTTTTTACCAGTCCTTGCAGGGTCTAAAGGTATGAACTTACGACCGCCAATCTTGCCGCCATGCTCCTGCTCTTCCAAGTCTTTTACCGCAAAGTTGTCTTTTCCTTTTATCTTGCCCTCGACAAATCCTACCGTAGAACTCATGCCCTCAATCCTGCCGAGTTTTGCGAAAAATACCTTTGAATTAGCCTTGAAAAAGTTCCTTTCTCTGTTATTAAACGCCCTATCTGCACTCTTGGGCATTGTTCTTTTCTTTACGTCCAACGCCGTTTTGCTAAGAGTTTCCTTGACCACACGAGGAAGCGCATTGCGCGATAAACTTTCTAGCTTATCCGCAAACTGAACGACCTTAGATGTGTCAATGTTTATCTGCATTAAAAAGTAGTAGGCTCGTATTCTATAATGATGAATCCGCGATTAACAGAATCGTCATCAAATGAAGTACCTATTGAATAAAAAGTGCCTCTTGTTAGATTAATCCGCAAGTCGCCGCCGTCATCTTCCCCGTCGATAATTATATCTTGATTGAATATCTTAGAACTCTCGTCGTCATTAATAATCATAACAGTTACCCCCTTTACTTGAGAGTAAGGGATGTCCGTACTTACAAATATGCTTTGATCAGAAACCATATCCCAGCCGCCAAGCTCATAGTCTATTCTCCTTAGTCCGCCGAATACTTTTAGCAAAGCCTCGTAAAACTGATTGCCTACGTATTCATTGTCAGGTTTGTTGTTATAAGAAACTCCTCCCATTCGCATTATTTTAGCGAAAAACTGAGTTTCATCGCCTAGCATTGCCTCGTTTACACGAGTGCCAGGATTTGCCCCTACCTTGTCTTTTACCCTTCCGTTAGGATAGTCCGTGTCAGGAGCTATCGTATTGGGCAATGTGGTTATATCTCTTGCCATTATATGTAATTTATTAGTAAATATGCTACTGTTTGAGAAGGCTTTAACTTCAATATTAATTGCCGAAACTCGGTCTCCCTATCCGAGTCAACGTCGGCAAATGTCCCCGCTACTTCGCCTCCAATAAAAAATGTGCTTCTGTAATTTGTTCCAATATCAAAACTGGAATCCGATTCGTTGTCAAGCGAATTTACCACAAGCTCATTATACCCAACGCCGTTCAAATCATTGCCGCCCAAATCAAAAGTGTCTAACTCCGAAAAAGTAAACAACTCAGGAAATACCGTCGTCGCGTCGCCTAAATCAAAGTCGTCTAACTCGTATTCGTTTAATTGACCTATATCATCAATGACAATAAAGTCAGCAGGATCTACCGCCGCCAAGTCCCCATATCCATCATCTAGCCTATTCTCATGTACATAGACATCAAAGTTAGCCGCCCTAAGCTGACCCTGAACATACAAATAATGCTGACGGGCTGGAATAGTTCCTGGGTGATTCATCTTTCGTTGAATCGCCGCTTTCCTATCCATCAAAGATACCGACGGATTTGTAATTAACCCCAACCTACGCTCCCAGTCAGTCGCGTCATCTGTGGTGAAGTTGTCATTGTCTGGCAATATAGAAAAAAGAATAGCCGTCGCATCTTCATAAGCGCGGGTCTTACTTAAC